CCTGTGAGCCAGTAGTATTCGGAGATATGCGAGGACGGAAGGACAGACGATACGTATCCCCACTTCTGGTGCTCAACAAACAGCTGGACGGGGCCATAGACGTCCACGCCGATCTTCGCCGTGTAGTCGAGCCGAATAGTCTTCACGCCCCAATCCGACCCCCTCCAGGCGTCCGGGAATCCGTGGCCCACCTGCTCCGGAGTCCTCCAGTCCTGCAACCCCCACACCTTCACGTTCAGGTCGGCTGTGACGCGCTTCCAGAACCGCACGGACCCGTCGGCTTCGACCTTGTATCTCGCAACGAAATCCTGGACGACCGGCTCGTTGTGGGGTGGCGTGAACGCCGCGCTGATCTCGAGCCGCTCGAGGGACGCGGCCCCCGCGGGCGCGCAGATCAGCAGGAACAGGGCGGAGAGGAGGAAATATCGCTTCATGGGGCCTCCAAACAAAAACGGCCCCGAAGGACCGCAATCGCACATTACTTGAGCGCTGGTTACTTGACGTCCGGAATAAAGCTCCCCGGGTTTTTTGCCACCGTCAGCCATGCCTCCTTCAGTGGGGTGGGGGTCAATCCAAGTCTTGTTTTCTCGGCTCGCCCCCACGCGCGGCACGCCTCGACGTGATCGTTGTACGCCTCCGTTTCCGGACTGGGCTCAACCCTGAGCATCTTGAATTCATCGTCCACGCTGTACCTATCCCGGATCCTTGCGACGACCCGCGCGTTGATCAGGGCTACATGGGGCGAGGCAGCCTTGATTGCCGTCCCGACCTCTTCCGTCAAGGCGATCTCCTCGACCGAGATCTCCTTCGGCTGCGCCGGCAGGACGACGCCATCTGGCACGGAGACGTACGTAAACCCGTCGATGGTGCCCAGTTCGGTAACCCGGGCATCTTCTTCCGCGGACCGGAAGTCAGGTCCCCGCAGGGAGTGAGTTGTGAAGGCATCGGTAACCTTTTGGTACCTGTAGATCTTTGCCATTACGGATGCCCTCCTTTACTATTTTGAGCATATAACCCAGTGAATTCGTTGGAAAATGATTGAGGTAGATATTCATCAGTTTTGCAAAGTCCATGAATTTCCTGTTCAGCTTCGCTTCACTATGAATTCCCATGCAGCCTCGCTATCGCTCGGTCAAACAGGGTAACAGGCCGCGCGAAAACCCACGGAGTCGTACGAGTTGTCCCGCGAGTCGTGCCAAGACAGGCACCACACCCCCGCAGCCGCACCGACGCCCCAACCCGCACCCGCAATCAGGCACAACTCGTTTACGACGTATTGGAGGAAGTAGTCCGTGCCGAACAAGTTTGTCCCCGACGGGTCGATCCCGTTGCCGTCCTTGGGGAACCCGAGGCCTGTCAATAGCCTTCCGGCGCCGGACAGGGATTCGGATAAAACCTGATTTGCCCCGGAACCCATCCGCTGGACATAATGAGCTCCACCCGCTGTCTTGAACGGCGGCACAAACGCATCCATCATTGCAGCCACGCCGGTGGCGCCCCAGTGATCCGTCGCGGCGGAATTCCCCTGGGTGAACGATTTCATGGCGACGGAGGATTTTGCCGCGTACCACGTTCCTTTGGAGATCGTCCCGGCCGACCCATAGGTCGTGTACGCGCTGGAGTCCGTCCCGGAGAGTTCAAAGGTATCGGCGGCCACGCCTGCCACAACGTAGAGTTTGTCGTTGAGCTCGGTCATCCCAACGACGGAAGTGATCAGGATGATGTCACCGTTAGAGAACCCGTGACCCGCGCTGGTGATGACGCAGGGGTTGGCCTTGGAGGCTCCGGTGATGGATTTCGACGTAGCGATGCAAGTCACCCCGGGCGAGATCTCCCACATCAACCCGTTCAGGTCCGCAACACCGCAGGCCTGCCCGTTGTGGGTTGTTTTCGCGAAGGGTACCCCCGAACCGGTCTTGCCGCAGTTGGAGTACCCGTCGGTCGTGTAAGCCACGGTCGCATCGTTGGCGTCGTGCAGGGCGTTGTCGTTGCACCCTTTCGGGAAGTTGTAGGTGGCGTGGTACCAGGCGCACCAGGTGTCGTTGCTGGAATACTGTCCGTGCGCCAGGGAGAGCATCGCCAGGGCGGCCCGGATGAACTGTGAGGAGCAGAAGAAGATCGACGATGCGTTTACCGCGCCGTTCACCCCGTCCCGCCGATGGGCGAGATCGATGGCGCTGTAATAGACGTCCGTGCCTCCCGTCAGCCCGGAGAACGGGTTGTGGGCCGCGGCGGACGACAGCGGGAGGGCGTTCGCGACCGACGACGCGACATAACCCGTCCCATACGCCCGCTTCGAGCATTTATACTTGTCCACGAAGAACCCCGGCTTTTCGACCCCGCCGTCCATGAACGCTCGATGTAGGGCGTATCCGGCGGCGTTGGCCGCCGCTTCGTTCACGTAGGTGTCGATCCCCTTGATGTCCACGGAGTTGACCCCGTAGGTCGCGTACGTGGGGTTCGAGGCGTGGGCGATCCTGTAGTAGAACTTCGGGATCCAGCACATAACGGAACCATCGGAGAACTGATAGTTCCCGTAATTCGCGTGGCCCAGTTGATCGTACCCGACCATCGGCTCCATGCCGAAAGGAAGGTTTGCCTCCGGACAGATCCCGACGCCGAACCCCTGCCCCCCGGGAATGCCTATATGATTCGGCACTCCCTGACCCCCCACGGAAGACCCGTCTTCCCACATTCCGATTGCCATTTCATTCTCCTTGCTCGAGATTGCTGTCATTTCTGAATCGGATATATATTTATTCAGCACCATCATGAACCTGACGTGTCCGAACAGATTCCTTTGATTATTTATCGATCGTCCTATATATAAATTACTATTTAATGGCGCGGAAGGAGATTCCCACCTGTAGGCAAATTTAGAAGAAACATATTTGCTAAAATTGTAACCGTCGGTGGATAACACATAGAACCCGTCCGTATAATATACTTTTATTTCGTTGGAATTATAATAAGACTCAATGCCTCCAGCGTCATATATGGCAGATAAACCAACGGCGTCCATGTTTGAACAATTCGGAACCCATGACAGCACAATAACTCCAGCTGCTTCTGTGACATTTCCGGTCGTCGGCATCGTCAGTACGTCCGCGTCCCTCGTCACCGCCGCCGAGGTAGTGGGGATACGAGAGGAAGCAAACGCGCCAACCTCCACCCCGCAGTAATCCACGGCCACCTTATCCCCGGAAGTGGCCAGTTTGATGCCAAAGGAGGGGTTTACGAGGGTCTGGTTTTCTTTCAGCGCGCGATACCATATCCCTGCCGAAAGAGGGGCGGTAACATCAACCCAGGTTGCCCCTCCATCCAGCGTGATATAGACCGCCCCCGTTCCGGTGATCCGCTTGACGTCAATAGACCCGGAGTGCGCCGCAGACGCGGAAGTGACGGTCTGCAGGCACGTCGCGTTCCCCCCCGTAGCAAGCAAAGACGATGCGGAGTTTGCAGCCCCATCCATCCCCACCTGATCTTTCGCCGCTGTACAGCTCGTCTTAGCCCACGCGGCCTGAGTCAGGTCCCTCGAATACGTCAGTAGGTTCGTCCTCTGACCCTCAATCAGCACCCCCTTGGGTGCGTACGCGGGATTCGCGCCGGACTTGACGTAGCGGGAGGAATGAGACTCATCCCCCAGTTGAGCTCCCCATACGTACACCGCATCTCCGCTCGTTACGATCCGAACTCCAAAAGAGGGGTTCACGAGCGTCTGATGGCTCTCCCCGAGACGCCTCCAGTCGCTTGATACCTCAACCGTCGTCCATATCAAACCGCCGTCGAGGGTTATCTGCACGGTCCCGGAGCCGGTTTTCCTTTTCAGGTAGATCGAGCCATGTCGAGGGCGAGATCCGTCCGATAGCGATTGCAGGCAAGTACCGTTTCCGGCTGATGCCGTGATGGATTGCGCCACGGATTTCCCGTTCGGAGCCAGCGCATTGTCGGAGGCAATAACGATATTTGCCTTTACCCACGCCGCCTGAGTGAAATCCTCTGAGTAGCAAAGACGGTTTTTGTACTCCCTCCCGTCCTCCCGCAGATCCCCGCTTGCCACGGCCTCGATCAAGTTGGTGTCCGGATTCAGGCGGGTCGCCGTTGTGGCGCGGGTGAAGGACAGGGACCCAGTGCCCTTGTCCACACGCTTCAGGTCGGCCTGCGTTTTCCCGACCAGGGGGAGCATAAGAGAGATCGTCATTGGTTTCTCCTGTTACGTAAGCCGAACGATTTTCGAGCGGGTCCGATATGTCATCATCCCGTAGGTGCCCCATCCTTCGAACTCGATCGATCCCTTCGGTGTGCTCACTTTGTCCGTCTGCCAGTCGTAGGTGAACACGCCAAGCGACTGCCGGACCAGGGCGGAAGCTGTCGCCAGGATGGAGCCGTCCGGGCCATACACATACCCCCCGGTGGTGTCCGGGTCGAACAGGTTGCCGTCCTCATCCCGGAACGTGGTCTCGAACCGGATGGAATCCCCGAGAGTGCGATCTACGATCATCAGAAAGCCTCCACGGCCACGCGCGGCCGCATGGGTTTGACCACGACGTCCAGAGAGGTGAAGAGGTGGTAGTACGTTGCCGCGTCCACAACGTCGATCCGGATCTCAGAGCCGTTTGCCGGCGGAGTGCGGAATACCAGGTAGTCGAGCCCGAGGTCGGCGGCGGCGTTCAGGATTTCGTAATCCGGACCGCAGAACACCTCGACGTCCGCCACCCGACAGGTGAAGAACACCGAGCCCGTGACGGGCAACGGGAACACGCGGGTAGACCCGTCCCCGATCCCGATTCTCATGTTATTGAAGGTGTTCGCCATCCCGCTACCTCACCCGCCGTAGGGATCCACGTCAGCCTTCACCTCGGTAAGGGAAAGCCGTGCATTGAACCGTCCGTTTCGGACGTGATCGTCCTCGTACAGATCCGTCGCCTTGACGTAGGCCACAAACCGCGCGTTCGCGCCGTCCGCCTCGACGACGGAAGCGTTGGCAACCGATACCCGGAAGACAAGCAGGTCGGACCCACCCGGTCCGGCCGACGGGAGGATGTCGTAGTCGGGCCCCTGGAACACTTCCATCCCACCCACGTAGACGGTCAGGAAGTCCCATTCGAGGAACGGCAGAACCCACACACGACGGGATCCCGTCCCGGTCCCGACGAAGACCTTCTCCCATGATCGTTTCGATCGCGTGATGAAGAGGAACGGCTCGAACGCCCCTTTTCGGGCGTGGATGAAGTTCAGGAGGACGTCCGCTTCCGCGGATTGCTCCATCAGGTTGGCGATGACCTCGAACTGGCGGATCGGCCGGGTCCACTTGGTGATCCGTTGCTCCACCCCGCCCTCCGACTGGTTGGCGAGGGTCTTCCAGTTTTCCTTGTACGGAGCGCGTTCGTACAGGACGCCGGAGGGGAAGACGGGAACCGTCATCGGTATCTCCTCACCGCGTCACGGACCAGACCGGCCCGGGCGAGCGAGTCCGCCATCATCCCGTCGATCGTCGATTTTCTGCTGGCGAGCATTTGATCGAATCCAGTCGCGTCGAGCGTGTTGATGGTCCACTCATTCCGGACGACGATGGTCCTCTCTTCGCCCCCCTGCATCTTCACGGGGATCGCTTTCCCGTCCGGGAGGGGGACGACGGCCTCGTTCTGCCCGCCCTCACCGACCAGCCCCACAGTCGGACGCTTTACGATGCCGCCAGAGGAGAAAGTCCGGAACGGCATCGACCCGCCACCCGCCCTCGCATACGCCGGCTGGAACCCGCCTTGGAAGATCCCTCCCAGCGCCGCGTACGCTGTGATCGGGGAGCCCCCCCCGGCCGGCCCGAATCCACCCTGGGCGCCCGCAGCGGAACTGGGGGCAGCCGCAGGGGTGAAGATCGAGCTGATGCCGGCGATCATCTTCAGGGCGATCATCTTGGCGATGATCTCCGATGCCGCCTTCAGGATCGACAGCCCCATGGACTGGAACATCTCCTTGACCTTGAACGTCCCCTGCATGGCCGAGTATAGGAAGTCGCCGATAGCGCTCTCCATCCCGCCGACCGATTTATTGAAGAAATCCTTCCCGCGGTTGTATTGGTTGCTGGACTCGTCGATGTAATCCCGCACGGCGTCCTTCATGCCGTCGGTGGACGTACCCTGGATTTTCTTCAGATCCTCCTGGAGCCGATACTCCCGGGCCCGGACGTAGGAGTCGTAGTCGGCCCACGTCGCCTTCTTCTGGTAGACCTTGTCCCGGAACGCCGCCAGGTCGTCCTGGTAGGCGGACTGCAGGCCGGAGATCGTCTTCTGCGACCCTTCGAGCCAGAGGGCCGCCGTGTCCTCCTGCATCTTCCTCGCTTCATTCGCACGCTCCCGGAGGGTGGCGGCGTACAGAAGGTTTTCGTTGGCGAGAGACGCCTGGAGCATCTCCGGGTTTTTCTTGTACTGAATCTCAAGGAGCGCCAGCTTCGCTTCGTGGATCGCCTTGAAGTCGTAGATGCTTAACTCCGCGATTTTCGCGTCCTGTTGCCCCTGGAGGATCAATTCCTTCGTGTTGAACAGGATGGTGTATAGCTCCTTCAGCGCGGCGAATTTTGCCAGTTCATCCTTCGCCGCCTTTAGGCCCTCCGCGTTCAGCATCGGTGAGACGGCGAACTCACCGCCGCCCATGTCCTCCAGGATGCCCTTCGCGGCCTGTTCCCGCATCTTCGTGGAAATCTCTTCGAGGGCCTTGATCTTCTGGTCTTTCAGGGCACCCGCCTCGTCCCCGTAGAGCGCCTTGATCTCGGCGGAAACTTGCGAAGATTGCGCCACATACCAGGAAAGGAAATCCTTCACCGCTTTTTTCTGGTCGGCGGAGTATCCGGTAACGGGAGGGGGCGTGAATCCACCACCCTCTTTTTTCGCCTCCTTCGCTGCCTTCACGCCTTCCTGCTGGATCTTCAGGAGAGCCTTGTTCGCCTCGACCGCCTTGTCCCAGTTCGACTGGTTCCAGTAGTCGACCGTCATCTTCTTGAGGTCTTCCTCGATCTGATCCGCCCCGGCCTGAGACAGCTGAATGAAGCTTCGAAGGCCCGCGGCGGCCTTATCGAACCCGAGTTTCTCGGCGAGTTCCGCGCCCCAGTATGCGATCGTCCGCAGAGGGGCGATGACCACTTTGTCGAGGAGCCAGCCGATCGCGTAGAGCCCCATCTTGATGAACCCGACGAAGTCCGCAAAGAGGGCAATCGCAAGATTCGCCACCTTCAGGCCGGCCGTGAACGCCGTCCAGAGGAGCTGCCAGACGCCCATGTCCTTCGCAATGACACCGATCGCGCGGCCGACCGAGGCGATGCTGTCCCCAATAGCCTTGAACACCCCTCCGATGGACCCCAGGAGCCCCTCGTTGTCCTGCAGGAACGACTTCACGCTTTTTGCCGCGGCATCCACCTGATCTGCGAACGCCCCGAATGCCCCGCCGAACATGGTGTCCATCGCCATGCCGACCCCGGCTTTCATATCTGCCAGGGTATTCTTGAACCGGACGATCTTGTCGTCCGTGCTGTCAGTCATCCCACCAAGCTCTGCAGTGCGCTCCTGGAGCTTCTTGAGCACCAGCTCCAGGCGGAGGGCGGCTTGTTGGGTATCGGAGAATGACGTCCATTGCTCTCCGAAGATTTCCTTCATGTCCACGACCCCGGCGATCCGCTTCAGGGCCCTGGGCGCCCCTCTGGAGACTGCATCGATGATTTGAGCGTACGCCTCGGAGGTAGACTGGCCGGTCGCCTTCGCCATGACGACGGCGCCTTGTGCGAAATCCTTGAGGATCCTCGGGTCGAGGTTCCGCATGACGGCTTCCCCGATGGAATCGAGCGCCGTCTTTGTGTCGACCAGCCCGTGGGAGGACAGCTTGATGGCGTCTACGATATCCCCTGCGGAGGTCTTATATTTTGCAACGAGGCGGTCGAGGGCTTCGACTTGCTCCTTCCGTGCCGCCCCCTGCTCGAACAGATCCCAGGCACCGGTGATGGTCCTGATCGCCGCATAGATCGCCGCGGCCGCAACGGCCCAGTAGGCCTGGAAAGCCTGTGCGGCCGACTTGACCGCCCCGCCAAAGGAGGAAATCGAGCCTTGGAGCCTTTTCAGCTCCGCCGTCGCAAAATCCTTGGCGGTGATTACGATTTTCAGCTCGTTATTGTTTGCCATGCTGGGCGATTTCCCCCGTCAGAATATCGAGCGCCTCGATCAGGGTTCCGCTTTGGTCGAGCCATCCGCCGGCCACGGGGAGGATGCCCTCCGCCGTATACTTGTGCGTTCTGGCAACCTGAAGCATGAGGGGGGAGAGGAACCGGAGAGGGCACCTCTTCAGGTCCTCTCCACCGATCTGGAAAACAGGCACGAGGGCGTCGGCCGTACATCCCCGTGCCGCCTTGGCATCATCGCCGCATTTCTCGCAGTCGTAGTCTTCAAGTTCACCGACCATCAACGCCGCGAGAATCAGGAGTTTTTTCTTTCCTCCTCCGTCACCCGGTTCTGCTCGGTGATGGCGTTCGCCAACTCGCGCCGCCATTCGGGTCGGAGAACATCCCAATTCTCCAGCCGAGGCTTCCCGCTGTTCTCCCGGAAGGATACGTCGGTACCGGCGGCATCCTTGAAGTTCTTCCACCCCCGAACGCCGAGTTCGAGGATCCGGAGGGTCTGCGTCCCGGACTTGAACTCCAGCGACCCATCCACGTTCCCCTTCGTCGCTCCATCCTGAATCGCGGCCAGTTCCCGCGCCGTCAGCACCTTCAGCTCGAACGCCGTCTGTTGGTCTGAGGGAAGGTCCCGGTCGCACTCTAAGACGTACTCCCACGTCTGGTTCGGATCAATTGCAATAGGGCACATTCGCCTCGCCTCCTCCTGGATGATGAACCCCGCCTCTGTTCTCCCCGGGGGGAGAGGAAAGGCGAGGCGATACCTCCCCTCTCGGCCGTAAGTCCCCCCGGGGATGCTGTTTTCCTACGTGAACGAGAAGACCACCTCGTCGTCGCCGGTGTTCTGCGCCAACCGCAGAGGAACGTCGTAGACATAGATCCCGTCCCGATCGCCCGGGGTGATCGCCTTGTACTGCACCTTCGGCGCGGTGATGACGCACCGGTTCCCGGCCACACTCCCGATGGTGATCGTCAGGGCGGACTGCACCCCGCCGATCCAGTTCCCGTAGAACGGATGCGTGGCCTCGATGATCGCCTCGGGGTCGAAGGACCCGCCACGGTCGTCCCATCCGGTAATGAGCACCTCCCGGATGCCGGTCACGTTGTTCAGATCCTTCCGGAAGGCGAGCGAGTTGGCCATGTTCAGCGCCAGTTTCGTCGCCACCGCGGCGTAGGCTCCGATGGAGAAGGTCGCTCCGAAGCAGATCGGCGGCAGGGTCGCGTCGTAGGTCGTGCCAGCCACCAGAGCGCCATCCACCGGGACCTGATACAGCCCCTGGAAGGTCCAGTTGATGACCCCGTACTTCCCGACGGTCATGTCCACATCGAACGATCCACGGCATCCGAGGACCTTGTAGATGATGCCGTCCCGGTAGATGTAGAGGGTCACGGAGGAGAACGCGGAGGAAGACGGAGAGTAGACCACCGACGTCCCGCCGGTGACCACCTCCGCGAACCCGCACGCCTGGAACAGGGGGCTCACTTCCGCCGCCGTTCCGGCCGCGCCCTGTCCCTTCAGTTCCGTGGCGAACTTGATCTCCGCGTACCGTTCGCCGATGACGTGCGCCAGGGGGGAGAGCGAAGACCGGTAGAAGTCCCGGTTCAGCTCCTCGCCGACCATCTTCACGTCCACCCCCGACTTGATGAGGACGGCATCCGCTACGACAGGGGTCGGATCCGTCCCGTAGACGCTCTCCTTCTTCGCAAGGAGCGTTACTTTTCTGGTCAGCATGGCTTATTCCCCTCCCTTTTTTACCTTTTTCATAGACTTTTCAATGATTTCCGGCGGGGCGTTCCCTCCGGGCCATTCGTTCGGTTTGGTCGGCGGATCCTCGGAGATAACCTTTTCGTCTCCGGTCACTGGGTCGATTTCCACAACTTTGGAACCCGCCGGGCGCGTGGTGATCGTCATGGATTTGGACATGGAACCCTCCTACGGCTGCCCGTACGGGTGCCGATAAAGAATTTCGTACGTCTGCTGCAGGGCAATCAGCCCCCGGCCCGGATCCAGGGAGAGCACGTCCGATCCGGTGCGCCTGCAGTTCAGCGCGTTTCCGCTGCGGGTATAGTCCCGGGACAACTCCATGTGCAGCGCGGCAAATACCGTCTCCGCCTCCGCATCCTTGCACCAGGCCTCAACGACGACTCGCCATGTGAACGTCTCCGTCCCCATGGTTTCGATCGCTTCCTGGTCGTCCCCCTGGAAGATGAATATCGCCGGGAATTTCAGCGCATCAAGGTCCACCTGCTCGTACTTCCCGACGAAGACGTCCCCGATGTCCGGGATGCCTTTCAGGACCGCTTCGATGTCAGCGAGGATTTCGCTTCGAACGCTCATCCGTACCTCTTCCCGAGGAACAGCGTGGTCCATCCCGTCTCGTCGGGTTGGATTTTCAAAACGACGTACGTCTCGCCATCGATTTCGAGAGTTTCTTTCTGCTTGATCCCATCGACGTCGGCCGACTTGCAGCCGGCCTGTGCGATCGTCCCCTGCGGAACGATGTCCCCGCCGAGGGTTACATCCTCCACGCCGAGGGAAAACGCGACACGGATCGTCCGGCGAGGAAGCCCCGTAGGAGTCCAGACGGCGTCCCTGCCGAGGAAGTCCGTGTCGAGGAACGCAGCGTTGAAGCCCTCAAAATCGATCATGCTACTTCGTGCGCCCGAAGATCGTGGCGCAGATCGCCGAGGAGTACGTTCCCGAGACGGTGTGCGAAACGATGATCCACGGGTCCAGCCCGTTGATGTCGAACTGCACCGCGTCGAGGAGCACCGCGTTCACCCCCTGTGCGATCGCCGCTCCCGGCACGTCGACATACGACCCGCCCTGCGTCGCACAATGCCGGACCTTGATGGCGTTCGACGCGCCCGCACCGCAGATCGTCCCCGAGATGGCCACGGTGACGATCCCATCGAGTGCGGAACAGTCCACGCCGGTCGAAACGCTCGTGGTCGTGACCGTTGCTTGCTGAAGCAGTTTTAAGCCCGTGACAACTCCATGTTCCGCGCTCATGCTATTCCCCCTTCTTCTTTCGAGATGGCTTGCCTTGCGGTTTGACATCGGGTTCGGCGATCGTTTCCTCGCCGGAATAGACGACAACTTCCTCCTCGACCACGGGCGGGGCGTCAATGGCGGGATCGTAAAGCCGCGCGCGCTTCATGCCGACGAGAATCTTCGCCTCGTTTTCCGGGGCTTCGACCACTTCGCCGAACTTCGCCTCGACCGACCCCTTCTCCAGCTGGACGAACACGCCGCCCGTCGGCTTCGTGATGACGATCTTCATCGACTTCATGGACCCTCCCGAGGTAAGGGGAGAGCCGCCGACGAGCGCGGCTCCCCCGGTTTCAATCCCGAGTACCATTCAGGATCAGGTGACGCTCGTGGACAGGGTGAACGCGCCGCCGTACCGCACGCCGACGTCGATCGTCTGGAACGCGGTGACCTGGATGATCCCGTTCTTGCTCTGCGTGTAGGGATCGACCACCAGTTCCAGCCCGCCCCACTCGGCGATGATGACCTGCGACCAGTCGCCGAACAGCATGTAACCCGCGGTGATCTGGTTGGACGAGAAGCCCCGGAACCCCATCATGTCCGAGGTCTCCAGGATGTTCCCGACCCACATCGGCGAGGCGGTGGACGCGAACTTCACCCGGCTCGCGCAGATCGCGGCGACCGCCGGGGTCGTGACGAACGCGCAGTTCGAGGCGAGAGCGTTCCCCGCCGCCACATCGGTCAGGAACTCCATCGCCTTCGCCATGTCGATGGTGGTCGCGGTGACGGAGCCGACCCCCGAGGAGCCGACCACGCCCTGCGGCTGACCGGAACCTCCTGAACCGTGGAACGAGGCGAGGTCGACCGCGAGTGCGAGAGAGGTTGCCAGATCGCCGTTGACGAGACCGTCGACCGACGGATTGCTCTGGAGCAGCAGGTTCCGCGTGTAGTCGAGGTTCGCGCCGACGTTCTTCGGCGACAGGGCGAGTTGCGCGTAGGTGTTCCCGCCCTCCGTCGGGGCGGTGGCCTCACCGACCCAGTAGGAGGTCACGCCCGCCGTCCGCTTCGGGATGGTGACGTTGCCGCGCAGCCCGGTGAGCACCCGCGCCCCGAGGCGACGAATGAGCATCTGGTTGCGGAGCAGGTCGATGAATTCGCTCCCGAGGTTGTCCGTGCCGACAAGGTAGCCGCCGCCCGCCCCGGAACCGACGGTCAGGTCGCGCTGACCGTTTGTCGGGACCTGACCCGTCCCGCCGCGAGTCGCGGGCTGACGCATGATTTCGTAGGGAACGAAGATGCCGCCCTTCTGCGGGTCCTGCCCGATGCGCTTCGAAACTTCGCGATGGCAGGCCATCTCGAAGGACGAGTCGACCCCCTGCTCTTTCGCCCCGTTCCATTGGGACAGGATCGCCCGCGTGATGCTGTACCGCTTGACTTCCGCGTTCGACAACCCGATCTCCGCCAACGGGGTGTCGATCGGCTTGCCCGTCTCGACGCGGGCGAGCACCATCCTCTGGAACTCGTCGAGGGGCATCCCCTCCTCGACCGCCTTCGTGACGAGGAATTTCGGGATGAAGTTGCTGAACCGCGCGCCGAGATCGTAGATCCCGGACACCCTCGCCTGCGCCGCCGCCGTTGCGTCCTTCGCTGCCCGCTCGGTCTGCACCTTCAGGTCGGCTTCTATCTCCTGCACCGTCTTGCTCTTTTCGTCCATGACCCGTACCTCCATTTTGGTGTTTTCCATTTCCTTCTCAACCTGTATGTCAACGACAGCGACAGGAACCGCTTCGCTCTCCGTACCCGCCCCTTCGGTTCGCCCGACCCCGACGGTCGGGTCCGCAGGGACCGTCACGAGAGAACACTCAAACGGCTCCCAGTCCGTAATGCGGTACACCGGCAACTTTTCCCTTGCCGCCATCTCCATCAAGTCCTTCGGCAGTTCCTTCGCGGGGATCTCCTTCGCGAAGTGGATGTCGTACCCCACCGATACGTCGGTGAGGATCTCATCCTGAACGTCCTGCCACTTCTCGGTCGCGTCCGCGCCGCGCCCGAACCGAGCGACCCCTCGCCCGACGCGATCGTCGCCGCAGGTCACGTCCCGCAACTTGCCGAGCAGGAGATCGCGACCGTGGTTATAGAGAAGGGAGATCCCGTTCTTCGTCCGGGTGTCCCTCATGCACCCCGGCGCATGGTCGAGGATCTCGATCCCCCACCACCGGACATACGGCAGTTCAGACGAGAAGGAGAGATCGACCGACCTTTCCTCCGCCTTTACCGACGCCCGATCCAGTTTGACCGTCCGGGTTTCCCGCGTCGGCAGTTCCCGATCCCCCACCCGAAACGTCCGCACTCCCGTCGGTGCCTTGTTTGCCATTTTTCGTACCCCCTGATCCAAAGTCGAGTTCGAGTCCATACTCTTTCGCGAGATCCTTCTCCGCCTTCATCTCCGCGTATAGCTCGGCGATGTCTCCGCCGCCTTCCGCCACGATCTGTGTTGCCGACTTGAACCCCGCCGCGACCGCTTCCTTGTACGCCTGCACTTCCTTTAGCGGATCTACCCACGCCCACCGTCTGCCGATCCACGTCGGCGCGTTGAACTTCCGATACTTCGTCGCGGGGAGGTTCACCGCCCCGACCATCAGAGTCATGAACAGCCACTCTCCATACACGCGATCGAGCATCGACTCGATCATCCACGACTGGATCGACTTCCACGTCTCGCGCTCCTCGATCAGGCCGGCGCGAATCGACGAGAAGTTGACCTCCGTGAGATCGTTCGACAGAGATGAGAAGGAAACGCCGAGTCCCGCGCTGATACCCCGAAGGATCGACTTTGTGAACGGATCGAACTGCGCTTCGGGATATTTCGGATCGTACGGGGTGAACTCCTTGTCGCCGATGTCCTCGAACGACCCCGGCTCACAGAGGAGCGTCTTGTTTCCCGATGCGTCCGTACCGTCCCCGGTGTACTCCCCGGAGGTGTTCGCAGCGTTGCGGAAGAATCCGAGTTTGTTCGCGCCTGACCTTGCGTTGACGATCGCCGCCTCGATGTATCCTTTCAGGTTGTGCATCCCAAGCATCGCGGGAGCCATCCACGAAATCCCCCGCGTCTGGTCGGCACGCTCCGGATCGAACATATGGATCATGTCGTCCGCGGGAATTCGTTCGTGCGGAGCGGAGGCGAAAATGTTCCCGTATACGTCGAGCGTGTGATTCCTCGTCGACAGGTAGTAGGCGACCGGCCTGCGCCATCTGTCGACTTCTATCCCCATGCGAACGACGCTCCCGCCCGGGAGTTCGTAGTTCAACTTTTCATCGATCCAGTCCGGTTCGATGAGTTGCAGGGAGAAGCCGAACCGGTTGATGTTCTCGTTTCGGATCAGACGGATGAACGCCTCGCCGTCGCGGGCTACCGTCTCGATCACTATCTCCTGCGCTTTGCGAAACGACACTTTCCCCGTGACCGTCGCCGTGTCGGGTTTCGACCACTCCTTGAACGCTTGTTCGAGGATGTTCGTCGCGAGGCGATCCGGTTTCTTCTGGCCGTCGACGTACTCAATCGGCTTTACCTGGAGTTTGAACCCCTCCGACCCGATGACATTCTTCTTCACAGCGCGAAGATACGCCTTTGCGTACTCGTTGTTCTGCGAAAGGTCCCTCGCCCTCGACCGGACGGGGATCATTCCCGAGCGGATGTCCGCGTCGATGGAAGTCGCGACGGCGAGCCAGTCTCCCGTGAGCCGCCCCATCTTCGCGGCGGCGTAGGCGCGCACGGACCGCAATCCCTTCCAGACGAACTTCAGACGCTCCATAAAGGTCATGTCGCTTCACCGAATTGGATGCGGACGATCGTGCTTCCCGCCTTGCCGGTCTCCGCGTTGACCTGTCGCTGATACGACTCTTTCCATCGTTCAAGGTCCGCCGGTTTTATGTACTGGACCTCCCGACCGTTGATCAAGAGGGATGACTCGGCGTGAGACGCTCTCCCTTCAAGGACCGCCGTGATACCGTCGAGCATCTTCTGGGCGTGAGACCGGAGGTCGGTTGTCGCCGCCGCTCCGATCAACGACGGTTTCACTTTCACCGTGCCGTCCGCGAGCGTGTACCGTTCCAGGGAACCGCCCGACCCCTTCTCGACGTAGGCGGTCCATCCCCACTCACCCGCCGCAAAGGTCGAACTCGCCGGGACGACGGTCGTCGTGAAGGACGTGCCCGACCCTGCGGCGGCCAGAGTCACCGCTGCCTGCCCGAACCGATAGAAGGTATATTTCAGCGTGTACGTCGCAGCCGGGTAATCGGGCAGGGAATCAACCCACGTCCAGGTATCCCCGGCGCGCAGCGTGCTCGGAATGTTCATGGGTACCTCTTACCAGTGGGTTGAGGACCAGCCCTTGCGGGACGGAGGCGATCCAGGCATCCTTCCCGGACTTGCCAGCGGATGATCGGGATGCACAGGCGCGGGTTCCTTTTTCGCAAGTTCCGCCTGCGCCTCGAGGCGGTGCGCCAGTTGATCGAGATTCGCGTTGAGCGTGGCCAGGGCCGCGAGCGCGTACGCCTCGCAGTCGAGCGCCTCGTTCCTCGCCCGGGTCTTCATCCAGACCTTCGATGGGAAGCCCCGGACGAATTTCGTGATCTGCTTCTCGGCGGTGAGCTGCTTGAAATACTCTTCATCGATCTCGGGGCGCTTCGGGAAGTGCATGTACCCAGGGCCGTACTCCTCGACCTGCAGCCTCGAGTAGATCAGCCCCTTGCAGGTGTCCACGCCGACCAGGGCGAGGACGACCTTCCCCTTGTTCTTCCGGGTCGAGAGCTTGATGACCGGGGCCCCGGGCCCTCCGATCCCCTTGATGGCGAAGATCCGGCGGTGGCCACGGGTGCGGGCGAAGTCGTACGCCTGCTTCGTGGCGTGGCCGCCGGAGTCGATGCAGGCGGCGGCGATCCTCAGCGTGGTCCCCAGTTCATGCGCCCACACCCGGGACAGCACCGCGTCCAGGTCCGCCCATACCTTCGGATCCGTTTCTGGCCGGCCGGGGATCGTGATCCAGTCGATCAGCCAGGACTCCTCGCCGCGGCCCCACCCCTTGACCTTCACGAGCAGCCGATCGTCCTGGACATCCACGCCGGCGGTGAGTACCGCGGCTCCCAACGGCACCGGGGCGGTGTACTCTTCCCGGCGGGACAGGAGAGAGCCGTCGTCGACGGTGAGGCCCTCTTCCTCCCACGTTTCGCCGAGGGAGGTGTTGACCCAGACCTTCAGCGTCTCGGGCCTCTTCTTGGCCTCGAGGAAGTCCTCTACGATCTTTTGCCAGGACGACCACGGGGAGTACAGCTCGTTCAGGTGGAATCCGGCGTGGCCACGCACTTCCGGCCGCCCGGCGACCCACCGGCCGTTCCGGATCATCCGGAGCTTGTCGGGCTCGTAGATCTTCGCCCGGCAATGCTCGCATTCGTAGTGGACGTCGCCCGGGAGGCCCTTGTCGTCCTTGGTGAACTTTATCTGTCCCCAACGGAGGACCTGGAGGCCTCCGCAGAAGGGGCAGGGGACGTGGTAGCGCCGCTGGTCGCTTCGCTCCCACTCCGCCTCTATCGCCGAGATGCCTTTCACGGTCGGGGTCGAGAACTTCCCCCGCTTGCGATTCCAAAAGGTCTGGGCTCGCTTGTCGGCGAGCCTTGAGGGGCTGCCTTCCGACCCGGCGGAGGGCGGAAAGCGGTCGATCTCGTCCTGGAGGACGATCCTCACCGGCCTCGAGGCCAGGGACGCCGCCGAGTTCGCTCCGGCGATGGCGATCCGGCCGCCGGGGAATTCCTTCATCCGCAGGGTGTTTCCGGAGTCCTTCGAGCGGGGGTCCTTGACCAGGCCTCGCAGGATGGGCGTGTCCCGGAGCATCGGCGCCAGCCGGTCCTTGCTCCAGGTCTCCCCCATCTCGATCGTGGGCTGGACGATCAGCATCGGGCAAGGATCCTGATCGATGTAGTAGCCCACCACGTTGTTCAGGATCTCGGTCTTACCTACCTGCGCAGACGTCATCCCTGTGACGTCCTCGATCGATGGATCCGAGAAGGCGTCGAGGATCCCCCGCTGGTATTCAGCGCGGCTTGTTGTCCATGCCCCGGGCTCGGCGCTGCTTTCTGGCGACAGGACGCGGTTTCGGTCGGCCCACTCGCTGACGGACAGCTTCGGCGGCGGCAGGGCCAGCCGGAGCCGCTTCCGGATCGCGCTGTTCAGTCCCTCGAGTCCCTGCGGGGTTGATTTCGGCGAGTTCGCGGAGGAAGTCATCAGCGCCTGCATCGATGATCGCCTTCACCTCGTTCACGTTGTTACACACCACGACCTGGGGAGCGAGTTTGGTCCCCAGGGAAAGGGCCTTCGCGCGGATCGCAATGATGATGGACTCGACGGCGGAGGCCGCATCGTCCACGTGAACGAGCTCGCCACGGGTCTGTGCGTTCTCCATCTGGAGTTTGTCGGCCTGCTCCCGGGCCAGGCGGGCCCGTTCCTTTTCCAGACTGCCGACTTTCGAGGCGCCCCTCTTGTCGAGCCACCCGGACACTTCCGGGAGGTCGAACGTGCCGTCTTTGTTCTTCGGGACCCCCTGTCGTACCCAACCGTAAACAGTGTTCAGACTGACCCCGCGAGCCTCGGCAAGATCAGTCTTTGAGAGGCGTAAAAACTTACCCCCACGATACCCTTTCATAATCAACCCTTTATGGCGCTGGCTCTGGCAAGTTATCGGGGTTCGAA